AACAGTTATCAAAGAACTTATACCAATAGTAGCATTAGATAAATTTTCACCAGCTGTCAAAATACTAGAATTTAACACTTCACAATCAAAAGGCTTAACAGCAACGTTATTCATTACAACAGTGTCATTTACTGAAAATGTACCATTTACCGCATTAACTTGTAAAGTGTAACCAGAAACTGTACTATCTAAAACAGTCGCATAATAATCGTTGATGTCGTCCGTATTAATCTTATAAATTTCTTTATTGACCAAACTGCCAATTTCAAATGTGGCGCCAGAACCACCAGTGTTTATGTAAATATAACCTGTGTTAGAAATATAAGGTGTGAAACCTGTACCATTTACAGAAGTTGTTAGGGTTGGGTTTGAATATAGTTGAAATGCGGAAGAATTAACAACGTTTGCATAGTAGCTATAAGCATTGATGTTTAATTCAGTCATACCTTCAACAAAGTCGATTCTCAATGTTTGACCAGTAACAATATTATGATCAACAGCTGTTTGAACTACGACTGGATTAGTATTAGTCGCATTGGTTATGCTAATAGCTTTACCATCAACGCTGATAACAGCGTTCATAGAAAAACCTGTACCGCCATCGATCAATTCGAAAGAAACTTCACCATTTTTTGATCTAACAGCTTTTACTCTAGCTAAACCACCAACACCGCTTTCGGTAATTTGCAAAATGTCGCCGATGTTATAGTTAATACCGCCATCAGTAACACTAACTGAAGATAAAGAGCCAAAAATAATAGGTGCGTTATCAACAGTTATTTGAGAAATTTCGTCGCAAAAAACTTTTTCTCCATATTTGAAATTGCCTTGTAGATTGGTTAATTGCAAAACGTTAACAAACTTTTTGTTTACGCTTTTAGTGAAATAATTTTCAACAACAGCCCTAGAAAAATTCGAACTAGAGTATATTTCTTTGCCGATCATAGAGGTCAAATATGGGCTATCAGAAACCTCTATGTATTTCGGCATGATCCACTCGCCGTCTGACAATTTCAAAATATCTTTACCAGGAACATAAATTTCAATATCTTCATTGAAAATCATTCTAAACAAAAGTTTATAAGACTTTTCAGTGCCCTTAGAACGATAAAGTTCTAAAATATGTTTGATTAGAAGCCTTTTATCGCCAATAATATTTTCAGGTAAAGAATTGATATATTTGTTTTTAAAATAATTAACGAAACCAATCAAAGTACTGTCAATATCTCTATATTCTAAAAGAGATCTAGAATGTCTTATGATACCGCTTTCTTCAGTTTCAGTATTATAGTTTTCTAACCATTCATAATATGCTTTAACGAAATCTATGAAAAGATCCCCGTCCTCTTGGTAAAAGGCGGGGAACTGAGATTCGATAAATGGCGATATAAACTTTTCTATTTCGTTCATTATTCGTTAACTACCGTAAAATTCAAACCTGAAATGGTATCGATAGAAATAATTGTGTTATTTTTACAGTAAATGTCTTGATTTAAAGGTGTGGCAATAATTTGTAAACCACCACCTATATCAAAATAAGAAAGCTGATTGATGTTTATAACGCCTGTCAAATAATTTACTGTGCCTACTTCTGTATATGTTACAGAAGTCAAATTAGGGTTTTGCTCTATAATATAAACTTTACCTGTACCTGCGTCAATACCTTCCAAATAATCAGCAAACAGATAAGATTTGCCGTCTATAATAAATTCGGAAGAAGTAACACTGCCTTTATCCAAAGCATTACCCAAATCACAAGTTATAGCATAAGGTTTATTGAGTGGAGGAGAAAAAGATTTAAATAATTGTGAGCTTGTTTCATTGCTCAAAATACCAACGTCGCTTTCGTTAATCTTTTGCTCTAATTTAGACATTCTAAAGGCTGTGTTAAAATTCAACAAGCTATTTTGATTATAGTTTTTAACAGCAGCAGTAGCTTTCGAAATAAGCAACGTTGCCGAAGAAGGTGTGCTCTTAAAATCAACGTGAATTTTTGAATTCAATTTTATGAATAGGAAATCTGGATCAATAACTCTAGCAGAAATACCAACGGTGCACAAATTATTGATAAATGTTTCTATTTCCTGTTTACGATTATTTGTTAATACAACACCGCCGTATGTGCTTGGCGAAATATACACTTTACCGTATTCTACAGCCGAGTTAGAAATTGTGCCACCAAACACGCTCACGTATTGAATTTCTGGAAAATTCTGTAAAATGGTTGTTTGATAATCAGTCGTAGTTATGCATCTACCTTGTGTTTGATAATGTCTAGGCGCATTGTATCTGATGGACTCAATGCCCTCGGCATTTGCGCCATATGAAGAATTAGCACTAACAGTTATTTCACTAGTAGTGGCGATACCACCATTATCAAGACCCAAATCTTCTTGAATGTTGAAAGCTGATATACCGTTACTATCAGAACCTTCGGAAACTCTATATTCAGCAGTAATGACAGCGCCGTTTTGTGGTTTTCTACCAAAAACGTTATCTCCAAAAATTAGTTCATACCTAGAACCAGAAGTTGCTTGTAAAAAATAAACAGTTGAATTAGCATCAACATCAAAAAGGTTTTCAGCTTTAGTAAATACTGTGTTTGTTTGACCGTTGTTTTCTGAAACTGTTACAGTAATATCTGTAGTATCAACGGTTGCAGTTGATAACACAAATGACTGGTTTTCGTAAGCATAATCTACTAAAAAGGTATCGGTATTATATGCACCTTCATAAATTTCTAAATCTACAATATTGTAAGTCGTATTAGTAGAAATGAAAGAACGCTCTTCGTTGGTAGTAAAAACATAAGAACCGTTAGAGTTCAAACCGCTGAAAATAGCACCCTTTGGGATAATGAAAGGATTGTTTATCCCTTGAGTGTCGGCTGTGAAACTAATCACAGCTTTGGAAGACCTGTTCGAGCGCGGGAGATAATTTAATTCTTTAGCGTGAGAAACAACAGAATCATATTTTTGGGCAGTGTCCAAAAACATTTCTGATGCGATCATGTTTAAATAGAAAGAATTAAGAAAAGAATTGTACGTTAATACGTCCAACAACACGTTGATGTTGGAACCTTCGTAATTATAGTCTTTGAACGCAGATTGATTCTGCAAATAGAACTTTAAATTCTGTTTTAATGTATCGAAATCTAAAGAAGCTAGATTTATTGCGCTATTTGCCATTTATCGGACTCTTTTTAAAAGCATTGTAAGAGTTGTAGGGTCAGGATTATTTATTAAAGAATAGATAATCGAAATCTCAATATAATTTGGATCTTCGTTTTCTTCCACAATTACATCTACCAAATTAACTCTTGGCTCGTTGTTCTTAATTGTGTTTGAAATAGTAAACGACAAAAGGTCTGCCTGAAAATTATCGTTTAATTCGAATAAAGTTTCGTATACAGTAGAACCTACAAATGGTTGAAACAACCTTTCACCAAGTTGAGTTTTTACTAAGTTTCTCAACGACTGATTGACAGCTTTTTCGTTAGAAGCTTTGGCCAAATCTCCACCAAAAGGAGCTTTGAGAAAATTATCAAACAAGTCGGAATAATATTCCGCTTTTTTTGTTACTGTCGTTAAAGTGTCTGCTCTAGAAATTTTTGTTGCCATTTTACCTTACTTAAATGTGGTCGGAGGCGAAACAGGTCCACCGCCTTGAACTTTTGTAGAAGCGCCCTTTGTTGTAATATCATTTTTAGCATTAATTTTAATTTCAGCGGCAGCAGTAATTGTGATATCAGAGGCAGTAATTTCAATAGTAGAACCACCAACCTTTAGAGTTATTTTACTATCGCTTTCGAATAACATATCACTAGAAGATCTAATTCTAGATTTACCAGAAGAAACTTCAATATCGAAATTACCAGAACTAACGTGTTTAGCGTATTCACCTTTAATCATTTCTATTTTATTACCAGTAACTTGATTTACCATGTCACCAGTATGATTAGAGTATTTATTACCCTCGTGCTCCGTAGCTATATCGCCCTTTGTAGCTTTTAAGGTATCGCCTTTAGCATCATTTGTAAAAGAACCACCGCTAGTGCCAGTTGTGGCTTGCCCCTTTGTTCCTTCTATTCTATTTTTGCCAGTTCCAGAACCTTTATCGCCACCAACATTTTCATTACTAGTATCTTCAGTGGCTGTGTCACTACTACCGTCTGTTTGTGAGCCATTTCCCTCTGCTACATAAGACCTTTTATGACCAGAATTTAATGCTGCGTCGAAATTTTTATCGCCTGAATTTTCGCTACCACTGAAACCACCACCATGACCAACCTTTGTTGTAAAAGATTTTTTTGGATCTTTAGGGTCGGAATATTCGACCTTCATTTGACCTGTATCATCCATAGTGGCTCTTAAAAACGGTATTTGCTCGTCTTTAAAACTGTAATTTTCGAAATCAAAAGCAGAAAGTTTTTTGTAAAAATCAGGCATTATACTACCCTAGCCAAAAGTGATTGACACAAATAGATTGATCTAGGATCAAGTTTTGCTTTTTCTAACGCAACAGTTGCTGCAGCTAAACTTGTCATTTGTGTAACATTTAAATTATTTAATACTGAAATATTAGCTAATGATGATATAGAAGAAAAACTCATCATAGAGCCTAGACCGCCCATACTTCCAGTTAAAGCTCCTATACCACCTGGGAAAGAAGATAACCCTCCTACAAATCCGCCTAAATTACCACCCAAAGCTCCTGTTATAGCGCCTAAAGCAGCCGCACCGCCAGCAAGACCCATCAAACCAGATAAACCTGAAGGTAAATCAAATGCATTTTTAGTATCAGAAGTCATTTTTTTGACTAAAGCCATTTTTTTAGAATATTTTTCTAATGATTTATTAACAGAGCCCTGATCTAATACAGATCTCGGTAAATGCGCTCCTTGCATAAGGCTTATAGGAGTAGCTAATGCACCAAGTAACATAGGTAAAAGTTGCATCAATTTTTGAGCAGCATTATTACCCAAACTTGAATTCATACCAGCATTTTCAATATTTTGAATTGTAGCATTTAAAGCATTGTTTAATATTTCAGCAGTCAAAGTTTTATTTCTAATATGAGGTTCTAATAATTTAACCAAAGCACTTTGCGCTTCGTCATATATTTGCTCGTCCGCGCTCGAGTACTCTGGCTCTTCTGGTAATTTAACAGTGTATAAGAAATCGCCGTTCGGACCTTTCCAAGTTACAAAATCTGGATAAGGATTATTCCCTTCTGCATAATATTGTCTAACGTAAAGATCAGGAGCGACGCCATATACAGGTAAAGGTACCATACCTTTTATTTCAACAGTTACTACTGCTGGTTTTGTCACAGGTAAATCTTTTTCGCCGTATTGAGACACTTCTTTCATTAAATTAGCTAAAGCTTCTGCAACTATACCACGATTCCTAAGACTCAAACGTAAATAATTATTTCCAGATAAAGCCTCTTCAAAAACACCTATAGTATAAGTGAAACCATATTTGTTAGCAAAATACTTCATAGCATCGTTAAGTACATTTGAAGTTGTTGTATCTTGTTGTCCAGAAGAACTTGTAGAACTCATCAAACTTGAAACAAGAGCCATTGCAGAAACTAAATTTTGTAATATTTGAGAAGCTTTCGCTCCCGTCATATTAATAGCAGCATTTAGATCTTTTGTACCCTTTTTAGCGCCTGCAGTAGTTTTATCATCAGCCTTCGGTGCAAATTTTTCCCTAGCTTTTTTATGTGGGTCAACGCCATCATTTTTCGTTACTACTGGAGTTTGCGCATATTTTGGCTCCTTAGTGTCGGGTTTGCCACCAAGCACAGGATTTCGAGTATTTTTTGGAAATTTATCTACGCTAGTAGGGCTGTCGCCGTTTGCGACATCAGGTTTGACTTCTGTTTTACCAGTTTTATCGTCCTTTTGTTGCTTATTAGGGTTACTAGGAGGAGCTGCTCGGGCATAAGAACCTAATATGATAGGATGTTTTAATTCTGTATCATCAGCTTCAAACGCCACCAAAACTCTTGAACCGACCCTCAAACCGCTTGGTGTTCCACCAAGTCTACCTGTAGCCGCTGATGTTGCAGCTTGTAATGGTAAAGCCCATGGTAAATCATCATCTTTTACTTTACTTTCATCGTCTTGTCTTTTATAAATTCTAATTTGAACATAACCAGCCCTGTCTGGTCCACCTATTTTCCTAACCTCGGCTGGGTAAGTACGGTAATTATCCATTTCCACCACCACCTTGTTTGTAAGATCCTTTAACCACTCTGATAATCATAGTATATCTTGGAGATTGACCCATAGGTTTAATTTTATGTCTTATTGAAACCACTAAGGCTTTACCATTAAATTGTGTTTCACCAGAAGATTGTTCTCCATCTGCTTTTTTAGGTAAC